AGGAAAGCCTCGGTAATTGAAGCTATCACCAACACAGGTTACGCTGGTGAAATATCCTCTTACGGAGACTCTGTAAAGATTATCAGAGAACCCGTCATTTCAGTATCAGACTACACACGTGGCTCTGACACTACTGACACAAAACTAACCGACGCTGAAATTTCTTTAGTCGTTGATAGTGCTAAAGCTTTCAAATTCATCGTAGATGATATCGAAAGCAATATGTCACATGTCAACTTTAAAGAAGTAGCTTCTAGTGCCGCCGCTTATGCTCTTAAAGATGCATACGATGCAAGTGTACTAGCTACTATGTTCGCAGGTTGTTCAGCAAGCTCACCTGACCATATCATTGGTTCGGACAGTGCTACTGCTGACTCTAGTCTAACTCACGCAACCAACTCTGTTGACTTGTTTGGTTCAGACGGAACTGGTGTAGACGCTATTGACTTAATGGCTAGGATGGCTAGACTATTAGATGACCAGAACGTACCTGAAGAAGGTCGTTGGTTTGTTGCACCTCCTTCATTCTATGAAGAGTTGTCACAATCTGGCTCTAAAATGCTTTCTGTTGACTTTAACGCAGGTCAAGGTTCAATCAGAAACGGTTTAGTATCAAGTGGAAAACTACGTGGATTCGACATGTACAAGTCTAATAACATTGCTGGCACATCAAATGCTACTGGTAAGGTTATGGCTGGACACATGAGTTCTACTGCTACTGCAAACACAATTCTTTCAACTGAAGTGTTGAGAGACCCAACATCGTTTGGTGATATTGTGCGTGGTCTACATGTCTATGGTGCGAAAGTACTTAGAGATGATGCCCTATGTAGTGCATTCTACTTAATTGACTAATTAGTCAAACTCGGAGGGGTCTTCACGGACCTCTCCACTTTTTTAGGAATAATAAATGGCTACTACATATTTAGATTTAAGTAACGAAGTATTAAGGGAACTTAACGAGGTTGTCCTAACTTCTGGAACTTTTGCTAGTGCTACAGGTATTCAAGCGTTCGTAAAGGATGCTATTAATAAATCTATATTTGATATAGCAAATGCCGAACCACAGCTACCCTTTTTCTCAGCAGGAGCTAGTGGAGGAACAGACCCTTTTTATGGAAACGTCACTGTTGCAACGACAGCAGGAACTCGATGGTTTACTTTAAAGACGGATAGTTCTGATATTAAAACTGATTACGCATCAGTAGACTGGGATGATTTTTATCTAACAACAATAAACGTGAGTGGAGAAACTACTCCTTACGTTTCTAAAGGTTTAAAATTTTTAACACTATCTGACTGGAAACAATATTACAGGGATAGTGAAAATGCAGACGATGCAAATGGTTCTGATGCCTCACATGGCGAACCACGATACGTTATTAAAAGTCCAGACCACAGAAAGTTTGGCTTAAGTCCAATACCCGATAAAGTTTATAACGTACACTTTTATGCTTTTGCAAAGCCTACAACTTTATCCGCATACAATGATTCGATTACTATGCCAGAACAATATAGTAACGTAATTACAGCACGAACAAGATATTACGTGCATCAATTTAAAGAGAATTTACAGCAAGCTTCCTTTGCACTTGACGAGTATAAAAAGAATATGAGGACTATGAAATCTAATTTGATTAATCCTACACCTACTTATATGTCAGACGATAGGACTTACTTCTAAATGGCAGGTTCTCAACCCTTTTCCGTACCGTTAGGAGGTGGACTTAATAAGTCTACTAACTCTCTAGCGTTACTACAGACCCCAGGAGTTGCTACTAAGTTAAGAAACTTTGAAGTATCACCAGAGGGTGGGTATCGTAGAATAAATGGATTTAGTTTATTTGGAGATACCTTACCTAATTCTGCTAATGATGTAGAAGGATTGTTAGTATACGCAGATGGCGTACTAGCTGTTGTAGGTAATGATATATTTTTTAGTCAAGACGGAGAAGATGCTTGGCTACAAGTAAACAAAGCAAGTGTTGCCTCTGGTGGCGATAACTATACTGCGTTTACAGGAAGAAGTGAACTAGCTTTAAGTTCAATAGACCAGTGTGAGTTTGCTGTTTATGAAGGTACATCACAATATGGTGAAGTAGTTATAACAGATAAGAGTGGTTTAAACAAACCTTTCTTATTTAAAATGACAGGTTCTTCTGCTAACTTAAATGCTAGAACATATTTTGTAAGTCAAATAACTATTGACGGCTCTACAAAAGCTAAGTTCTGCACAATACACGACCAACATTTAGTTGTTGCAGGAGACCCAGCTACACCTAACACTATTTACTATAGTGGTACTAATGACATAGATAGCTTTAGTAGTACAGGTTCAGGTAGTGTAACATTAGAAGATAAGGTAGTAGGTCTTAAGAGTTTCCGTAACGAATTATTTATCTTCTGTAGAAACTCAATATTTAAATTACAAAATATAAATACTGCGGCTACAACGGCTGTAGTTCCTGTTACTAAAAACGTAGGTTGCTTAGACGGTCAAACAATCCAAGAGATTGCTGGTGACCTTATATTCTTAGCACCCGATGGATTCAGAACAGTTGCAGGTACATCAAGAATTGGTGACGTTGAGTTAGGCACAATTAGTCAGGCTATACAGCCTTTAGTTAATGATATTGCTAATGCCGCCAACACATTACAATTTAGTAGTGTTGTGCTTAGAGATAAATCACAATACAGAATGTTCTACAGTACATCTTCAGATACAAGTGCAACATCAAAAGGTATTATAGGAACACTTAGACCACAAGGATTTGAGTGGTCTGAAACATTAGGTATTCAAGCACCTGCTATTACATCTGGATTTGATAGTTCAGGATTAGAAAAAGTTTACCACGGTGATAGAGATGGTAAAATATTTAATCATAACTTAGGAAATAGTTTTAACGGTGCAAACATTGAAGCAGAATACCAATCACCCGATTACGATTATGGTGACTTAGGAACTCTAAAAACTCTAGACTACACTAAGATTGCTTTTACTCCAGAAGGAGATTGCCAACCAACATTAAGAGTTAGATTTGATTACGACAGTTTAGATACCCCACAACCTGCTGACGTAGTACTAACAGAAATACCAGAACCAGCTATTTTTGGTTTAGCATTATTTAATGCACAAAAGTTTGGAGCAACCGAACAGCCTCTCGTAAGGCAGGGTTTGACAGGTAGTGGACATAGTAATTTTTTCAAAATATTTAGTGCAGACACTACTGCACCATATGCAATTAACGGTTTATATGTAAACTATAGACCATCAGGAAGACAATAGGAGATATAATCAATGGCTACTTATGTAAGACAGAGTTCGTTTAGTGATGGAGATACAATTACAGCGGCACTTTTTAATAACGAATTTAACCAATTAGTAAACGCTTTTGACGTAGCAACAGGACACACCCATGACGGTTCTACCGCAGGTGATGGTGGACCGCTTTCTAATTTATTTAGTAACGCTTTAGTATTTGGTACTAACACCAACAACGATATTGCAATAACTTTTAACGCCACAAGTAACGATGGTGTTTTAACGTGGATGGAAGATGAGGATTACTTTAAGTTCTCAGATGACATACTACTTACAACAACAGAAAAAGTACAGTTCAGAGACACTGCAATTTATATTAACTCTAGCACTGATGGACAACTCGATATAGTAGCCGATACCGAAATCCAGATTGCCGCTACAACTATTGATATTAACGGTAACGCAGATATCTCTGGTAACTTAGGAGTTGGTGGTAACTTAACAGTAACAGGTACAACTACATTTAATGGCGGCACAATCACTATGGGTGATGCGGCTACTGACAATGTTGTGTTTGGTGCTGACGTAGACTCTAACATTATTCCTGATGATGACGATACATATGACCTTGGTAGTTCTACACAGCAGTGGAGAAACTTATTTATTGATGGCACTGCAAACATTGATAGCCTTGTAGCTGATACAGCAGACATTAACGGTGGTACGATAGATGCCGCTAATATTACTGTAGGCTCTGGTAAAACTTTAGATGTTTCAGCAGGTACACTAACACTAGCAGACAATCAAATCTCTGGTGATAAAGTAGAAGGCGGTACAATTAACGCTACTACTATTAACACTTTAACATATGGTAGTATCACAGATGGTACTATTACAGTGACAGCTTTTGTTGATGAAGACAACATGGCTTCTAACTCAGCAACACTTATCCCAACACAGCAGTCCGTAAAAGCTTACGTAGACGCACAAGACACAGCACAAGACTTAGACCTAGTATCCGACAGTGGTACTATTGCAATCGACTTAGATGGTGAAACATTAACAGTTACAGGTGGCGAAGGTATTGATACTTCAGCTACTAGTAATACTCTTACAATTACTGGTGAAGATGCTACAACATCTAACAAAGGTATTGCATCATTTAACTCAGATGACTTTAACGTATCTAGTGGTGCAGTTACACTAGCAACTACATCAACAGCCGCAGAACTTAATTTACTTGATGGAACTACAGCAGGTACTATCGTAGCCTCTAAAGGCGTAGCAGTTGATGCTAACAAAGACATTACAGGCTTTAGAAACATTACACTTACTGGAGAACTTGATGCAGGTTCTTTGGATATCAGCGGTAACGCAGACATTGATGGTACTTTAGAAGCCGATGCAATTACTATTGCTGGTGTTACTCTAGCAGAAACCATATCAGATACTGTTGGAGCTATGGTAGCTTCTAATACTGAAACAGGTATTGCAGTTACATACGATGATGCAGATAACACTTTAGACTTTGTAAT